CGAACCGAATCCTTTTGCGCCGTTTACGATCACACCAAAGGTACTGCTTATAGAACTTCCAAAACTTTTCAGTGCAGCTGTAGCTTTCGGGAATGTTTTGGCTAATCCAGGACCGATTTTTCCAAAAGCAGAAATAATCCCTTTCGGTATCTCAGCAAAATCACTTACAATCTTTCCGATTGGACCAGTACTGACTGTTCCTAAAGCCTTTTGGAATACTCCGGTAAGCTTCGGGGCTAAATCATTAAACGGAAGAAGGATTGCATCCTTCACATTTCCAAATACTTTTGCCCCAGATTTCATGCTCGCGCCAAGGCTTTTCAGATTGCCCGGCATCTTGCCAAGCTTTGCAAAAACGCCTCCGCTTATATCGCCTAAGCTGTTCAGAATAACACCGCACGTTCCCGCACTTTTTCCAAGTATTCCAAGCGCAGGAGCAGCTCCTGCAAGCACTGCTGCGGTCTTACCAAGGTTCATGAGTTCATCCGTACTCATGTTCTTTAACTTATCTGCTAATTTTCCGACACTATCTGTAAGTCCCTTTAATTGCGGAACCGCATCCCCAATTTTTCCGGATAAGGATTCCGCCACATCCATCCCAGTCTTTCCCAGACGCGGAATCATTTGGCCAAGATTATTTAAGATATTCTTTGCCGCTGTCCAGAATGTATCAACCAAATCATTCGCACTTATTACACCAGCTTCAAAATTCTCCCAGGCGGCTTTTGCAGAATTAACAGAGCCTTCGATTGTTGTGGATGCTTCTTTTGCAGAAGTCCCTGTGATTCCAAGATTTTGCTGGACTTTGTGAATCGCCTGAATCATCTGATCAAACGTTACATTATCCAGATCTTCTATCTTTTCATTTAAGATACCAGAATCATTGATCAATCGGACCATTTCCGACTGCGTACCACCATAACCTAATTTAAGGTTATCCAGCATCGTATAATTCTGCTTCGCAAAACCTTGATAGGCGTTTTGAATATCCTGCATATTCGTACCCATCTTATTGGCATTATCTGCCATGTCGATGATTGCCATATCTGCAATCTCTGCAGCCTTTGCAGTATCTCCGCCTAAGCCTTGTAATAATGAAGCAGAAAAGCTTGTGACTGTTGACATGTAATCATTTGCCGAAAGCTGTGCTGTTTTAAACGCATTGTTCGCATTCCTGATTACTGTCTTGGCACTATCTTTAAATAATGTCTCTACACCGCCGACCTGCTGTTCCATATTGGCGACTACGCCAAGGGAAGATTTTACAATCGCCGCTGCTCCAGCTCCTACAGCTGCAACAGCTCCGGTCATTGCCTTGCTGACTACGGATAATCCACTTTTTCCAAGACTTCCAAGCTTATTTATGCCTTCATTGAACCCACTCTCATTGATTTTGGTATCAAAATTCAAATATCCATCTGCCATACTATCATCCTTTCTGATAGCACGGCTCAGGGGCTCACAAGTGCTTAATTCTTAATTTTTATCTCCACCTCCCGTCGGCATTTGCGGCATTTTACATACAGTCCGCTGCACACTGCAGTATCTGTGTAAACAAGCAGATGCTGCCCGCAGTACGGACACGGATACCACTCACGCCGTGTCGGTATTTTAATTTCCATCATGAGAACATATCTCCAATCTCATAATCATCAAGCTTTCGCTGTTTCTTTTTCAGCGCAACAGCTCTCTGGATCTTCTTGATCCGTTTCCGTTCGTCCTTATCCCGGATTGTTCCAGGATCAATCGAACGGTACATGATCCGTTGTTTAATCTCGGTATCATCCGGCAGCCAGTCAAACAGGCTCCGGAACTCCCACCAGTGCATATAATCGATCTGCTGCAGGTCAATTCCATATGCCTCCCGGAACGCTGCATAAATGCAGCCGGCATCTTCCGAAAAAGAAAATACCGGCTTCCCTCTTTTCTGCTGCCCTTCCTCTTCATCTTCCAGATCATCCTGGTACATCCTTTTGCACATCAGGAAATCTCCAAGTGCATAAATTGCAGCTTCAATATCATCCGGAATCTGATCCAGATACCACTGCAACAGAAGTCCGCACTTCATCCGCCACGGAACCGAGTCGTCTTCAACCAGCTCCGTAAAACGGATCCATTCACGGAAATCTGTCACGATCGGGTAGTACTCCCCGTTCACCTTGACTTCTTCCGGAAACTGCTCATATAAAATATTCATGCTCTGCTACCTTCCGGTATTGGAATATTTTCCTTTACCATACTGTTTCTGGTAGTTTCTTCTCTGCTGACGGTTTCCATTTGGTTGTGACTGCGGATGCGGGAACTGCTGCGTTGTATTTTGATTTGGTACATACTTATCATATTTATCGTCCAGTTTCTTTGTTTCCGCTGTTTCAAAGTCTAACAGTGATTCTGCCGCTTCAGTGCACAACTTGATGCTGTTCTTTCCGCAAAGGATACGCTCCCCGGCTCCATCGCCAAAAAGGGTATCGAAGAACACATAAAAACAGCTACACTGTGCGCGGATGATATCACTATTTTTTCCAACTACCGGAACATTCTGCTCTGCTTCATGCATTGCTGCTTTCGCTTCATCCAGAGCGTCCAAAAAATCTGCATCTGTAAAATCTACTTCTGCTTCAAAATCTCCAAATTTCCAAAGGCTCATAGGCTCACTCTCCTGTTTCTTCTTTATTCTGCGCCGGCACTGAATGTACAGGTCTTCCATCCGTCTGTAGTGGTGGCAGTACCCTTTGTGATCTCTCCTGCTGCTTTAAAGCTGCCTTTGTAGATCAGGGCATCTGTTCCATCACCCTCTGTATCCGGAATAACGCTCCACGTTCTCTTTCGTGCAGTACAGGTCGTCTCAGAGGTCTTCTGCTCAAACAGATCTACAACCACGATATCAACCTGCGCTTCCGTTCCGAGAATCTCATCATCGGTAATTGCGGCAATCTTCTCATGTACCGGATCATTGGTATACCGGTCAAATTCATAATCGATCGCCGGCGCATAACCAACTACGTCCGATCTTTCAGACGCTTCATCCACATACTGTCGGCTGTACTCGGTTGAGTTCTTTCCATCCGACAGAGAAGTAAAGCCCGTCATTCTGGTAAATGTCTCTCCTGATCCGTCAGTATCCATAAAAGCCACTCTCTTATGTCTGCCAACTAATTTCTTCTCATTCGCCATTTCTTCACACTCCTTACTTATAAATCAATCTGCAAATCATCTGATACCGTCCCAGATCGACCTCTGTACTAAATAAATAGCCGGACTGCAGCACTTCTACTCGGATAGCATCATGCCCGTCCAGCTCCGGAACAATATCATTCAGGTTATTCTGTTCTGTCCACTCTTCAAAGTTCTGATAAAAACCACTGTTGGCAATACCGGTTCTGGCATCCCCATCATAGGCTTCCTTACTTGTCAGAGCGAACTGGAACTGCTTCAGACAGCTCCCGTCCACATATCTCTTGTAAATGGGATCTGCTCCAATCGGATCAATGGAATATTCCATTCCATTACCTAAACGATCAATATTGATCTTCCGGTTATCGATATCCGGATACATCCTCACATATTCCCGGATGCTCTCAATAATCGTTTTTCTTTTACTGTCCGGCAAGTTTCTCAGCTCCTTCCCTGATGGCATCTTTGTGGCTTGCCTTCATTGTCTCAAACCATCTCGCCTTGGTTTTATGCTCGTAATACTGTCGGCGGGCATATGGGGCAAGGTATTCGATGGATCCGGAACCAATCACCGTGCCAAGCGTCCCGGACTTGATCAGCATTCCGGTTCTTCTCGGTGTCAATGGATTCATATAACGCAGACACTCCGAATCCACGAATGCCTGCGCCCTTGAAAATCCCTCCGCTTTTTTCTGTGCAAATCCCGGAGCCCATTCAAGCTTTGCTGTTACCGAGCCATCCTTACCAGTCACGGTAAACACACTGCCTCTAGGCGTTGTGATCCGGAAGTCTTTCTTTCCTGCCATCCTATTCGCCTCCAATCCGCCAGTGTGGAGTTGTACCGAACCGGTTATCCGACCAGCTTGTTACCTTGCAGTGCTTCTGGAACACGGCCTTCAGATCTGCCGGCCTTTCAATCTCAATCTGGCACTCTCCCAGGACAATCTGATCATCGTTCTGGATGGTCCAGTATCCATAACCGCCACAGCAGGCGAACTGATCCGGCGGAAGATACTGCCCTGCTTCCGGAATATCCGCAGGAATCCGAATTTTGTAAACTTCCGCACTTTTCAGTCCGTTATCTGTAACTGCAGTCTTATGGTCCACATAGACGTGGACACCATGCAGAACAGTTCGGTTCCAGGTATCGTAATGCGTGGAATCACCGCTTATTCTGTTATAAACAGTCACATCCGCATTTGTGATCACACCGCATCCCTACCTTTCTTGACAGCCATCCAGCAGGAAGAAGATAAGGATATACCGCATCATACACCTTTTTCTTCACCATCTCTTCCGCTGTCTTTCCATCCGTCTGCTCTGTGACATAGGTCACACTGTAGCCATCGTTATTTTCTGACTTCACCAACGGGGTTCCTGACTGTTGCTGCGCATTGTATTTGTAATAAACCTCTGCTGCAGCACAGGCCGCATCCTTTACCATGTCATTTTCTACGGAAAAAATATCTCCTTTCACATAGGTCAGATGCCGGATATAGGCTTCCGCCTGCCTTTCGGCTTTTCGGAAGTCCTGTTCCGGAATGGTTCTTCCTCCATATTCATCTACATAATATCCATACGTGATCTGCATGGATTATCACCTTCCCTTACTCGCCAGCTTTCAGAATTGCAAACGGGCATCTCTTGGTTTTATCGGTCTTCAGTGCGTTAATCGGGTTTGGAATTTCCCATCCGAGACGCATTACTGCACGAAGCGCAACCATATCGTTCTGCATCAGGTTGTATGCGATTGTGCCATCTGTATTCTGGACAACGCCTTCCGTAAACAGCTTGAATGTAATATCCTGTCTGATGGAATATACCAGCTGTGAGAAATCTCCGGAAATCATAAGTGCTTTCGACTTATCAAACGCACCATTATTCGGGAAATTCATCGGCGATCCATCCAACGCGTACTGTGTTGTTCCCTGCAGATCCTGTTTGAACAGTGGATCTCCATTTGCATTTTTCAGTCCCCTGAGTTTCGCCCGCATGGAAATATCTGCCATGTGACCGTTTACGAAGTATCCGCAGTCTTCGACATGAGCGATCACACCATCTTCTGCCATGATCTTGTCATACAGGCTATCAGATGATCCTAATGTTACGACTGCATTCGCTTTGGTTGCAGTTGTAACTACGTCTTCTCTCCATGTGTTCGGTTTATTTTCACCGAACAGCACTGCGCTGTCGATAACCTTCCCAAATGCTTCTGTAACTCTCGGTTTTACTTCTCCCCAGATGTCATACTCAGAATCATCCAGAACTGCTTCCGGAATCGGAACAATAACCGCAATTTCTTCGGCGGTGATAAACTTCTTATCCCATGCCTGCTTTGTAGTTTTCTTCTGCCCGTTATCGCCATTTACGAAATAAGCGATCGGCAGCATATCCAGTACCGGCATTTTGTACTGCTTGCTTGTCATGTTCGCCAGCTTGCGACCCCTTGACAGGACTGCTGACTGTGCGATCGTTCCCTGGATGATCTCATTGGATTCCTGAATTGGAATCAGAGACTCTGCTCCGGTACGGTCAATGATGTTTGTATCTGTGTCAAACAATCTTAAATTCATTCTTCTATTCTGCATTTACTCTACCTCCATTATCTTCTCGCGGCAGCTCTGATCCGGTCATTGATGGAAACGTTCATGTTTCCGCCAGAACCATTTGAAGCGTTACCTGTTGAAGAATCTGCAATCCGGTAAGAACCTCCACCGGCAAATCTCGGATTCTCCTTTAAAAACTTCTCTGCTGCCTTTTCAAATGTCGTTTTATCATCCACCAATTTGGAAACCTTGTAAGTCACATAGTCCAGATCATCAGCCTTGACACCTTTTCCGGATAAGAACTTCTCATTCTTCATCTGCTGGACTTCATTTCTGGAATTTTCCAGATCCTGCTGCAGCTGTGTCACATTCGGCTGACTTGCAGCTCGATCTGTTTTAAATTTAGCGATTGCCTGTGTGACCTCATCTTCTGTCATACCCTGACTTCTGAAAAAGTTCGCAAGCGCGGCTCTCTCAGATTTCTCAGCACGTGAACTTGCAATTTCTTCCAACTGTTCATAAGTATATGTTCCGGTACCATGTGCTCCGGATGCGCCCCCAGCGGATCCCTGACCGCCGTTTCCAGTCCCGGCATTTCCACCCTGTCCACCAGAGCCAGCTCCTGTGCCGTCATCAAAAAGCTGTAACATCATTCTCTTTTTATACATCGTACTTACCTCCGTTTTGCCTCGACAGGCTCCCGAGCTTTTTACGCCTTCACGTTTTGGGCATAATAAAAACACCCTTTCGGATGTTTATTTCTGAAATTCTATACAGTTGTATTCCCGGTTGATATCTGTAAGCCCCAGGAACCATGAATCCACCAGAAGTTTCCCACCATCTGACAGATCTTCCCATTCGATCACAGTCATTCCGCTGGCTGTTTCTGCCCTGATTCTGTCACCAGTCAGATCTTTCAGGGAATTGATCAGGTTGCAGGTCAGTGCTGATACTGCCGCGCATACCCGGTCAATCCCATCCGGACTCTTCCTGCCGGCATGACCATTCATACAGATGCTGTGATCTGTTATTTTTATTGTTATCATAAATTCTTTACTCCTTTGACTCTATGATGGTTACTGTTCCTTCAAAGACTCCAAAATTTGACTGCTGTTGGAATGTATGGGTTTCAGCAATATCCTCATTAGTCATTGGTCTTGTAAGGTACCATAAAGAATCATCTTTCCAGGTAATTTCTTCCAGTTTCTGATTTGGCTCAAGCTTTATCGTTGTCTTCCCACCATAACTTTTCGTGGCGGTCTGGCATCCAGTTAAACCTGCTATCAATATGCTGATAGCCGTTAATACTGCTACTGCTTTATTTTTCATTGCTGTTTCTCCTAAAAATGAGTACAAAAATACCACCGGTCTTATCAACTGGTGGTAACTACACAACTGCTTTTAACGCTTTGTTGTATTCAATTTCCAACTCACGTTTAAATTTTTCAATCTCTTCTGGTTTCATTCCCGGTTCTCCAGATGCGCAAATATCAGGCATTTCTTCATTCAATATTCTTGTAGCCCTTGGCTGTTCCTTATACATTTCGTCATAATGAATAATTAACATTCCTTCCAGTTCACAAGAAAAATCATAGATATCCTCTGGAGTATTTTCCAAAAAATCTTTGATATAATTCATTACCTTCTCAAACATTTCCCCATGCCTCCTTTGGAGCCCTTCTTCTTACAACAGATACGATATCTCCAGTTTTTTTATTTCTAACAACTAATAACTGTAATTCATGAATGAAATAGATTTGTTTATCTTCTCCCTCTGTATAATTAGGTGTACCTTTAATAATTTTTATCAGCATTTCTTCTGACACTTCCGGTAAGCCAGGTTTATTCAATCGAGGAAGTCGACTAAGTGCATGTACAGACATTACAACATTTTCTTTTGCAAATCTATCATACGCCTGTTTAGACGTGTTCTTAAATTCTTCTGACCAATCTTTCTTGTCAATCTCAAGATATGTGAAAAATTTGCTTTGAACCTTTTCCCATTCCTCACTATCATTATATTTCACCTGACCGAACTTGGCAAGCGTTCCAACGGAATCTCCCAGAACTTCTTTGTACCGCTTATACTGTGCAATATCTTTTAAGGCGTTCTGAATCATCTCCGGTGGGAATAACTTATTCTGCGTTTTATTATTGGTTGCAATTTTACCACGCATATCCAGATAAATCCGCTCTCTTTCCTCTTTCAATCCCATTTTACGAGAAAACGCCGCATATTCGTTAAGCTGCCCCTGATATTTGGCTTTTTGAAGCATAACCTCCTGCCGATCAGCACCGCCATCCTGAAGCATCTGCACCTTTTCTCGCTGCGCTCTCATTGCTGTTTCCATTTGGCGTTGTCTCTGCTTTGCCTCATACAAAGTGTACTCCTTATCCCGGAACTCTTTTGGCTTGCTTTCCTTCCTGTTCTGTTCTTCCAGCCATTCATCTGACCAGTTACGCTGTGAAATGCCAGGAAAGAATGGGTAATAAGTATGATAACAATTGGCTCCCAGAAGTCCTGTCACTGTACCAAGTCCACAGACTGAATACAATTGTTCTTTTGTCCACACCTGACCTTGCCATACCGCATGAGTCGGACGGGCTCCGGCATGCCACTCAACCTCAAAATACTCTGTTCCGAGCTTCTTGGCATTGTAGTCTGCTATTTCTCCGGTAAGATTCGCCACACCAGTCATCACAGCTCTTCTGGCAGCCACTTCTACCCGGCTTGCATATCCGGAGCCGTACTCAATCTTCCGAAGTCCACTGTTTGTCAGCTGCGTGACCACTCGGCGTAATACGCTGCCATAGTCAAATGCTCCGGTCACAACGTCAAAGCAGGCATTGTCCAGATAATTTGTATAAACTTGCGACAGCGGTGTCAGAACCTTTCTACCGTTATAATCCAGATAAAAACCAAGCGACTTTGTTACATTTTCCAGATCTTCCAGACTCTGCTGAATGATCGCATCTGTAATCTGCTGCAACTGCCTGTTCTCCTCATACGGGATAAACTCTGCATTGATCTGTTCGTAAATGTCCTTATTCCGGACGTATTCCCAATCAATCACTTTATCGTACAGCTCGAACATTTCCGGATAAGACGCATCCAGCACCTTCTTGATCTCTCTTTCGATATCCTCGGAAGAATATCCAAGAATTCTTAACCGATTGATCTGCCAGTCAGCTGTACTTGTGATCTCACCAGTCTTTTTAATCCGCCGAGCAATGTCCTGCAAAATCCGTTCTTCCAGACTTATGTACCGCGCTGCAATCTTGCTGGCAATCTTTTCTTTGTAATCATCCCGCATCCTACTCCATCACCTGATTCTGCTCTGGCAGATTCTTTTTTGCCTGTTCCACTGTTTCACCGTACCATTTTGCACGGTACTCTTCATGCCGCATAACCCCCATGCTCACATCCTGACGGTCCTGCTGACGCTCTGCGCCCTTGTCCTCAATAATGGAATCGTCAAAATCAATCACAATGTCTGTATTCTGATCCAGCGTATTACCGGTTACAATGCCAAGCCGGATAATGATTCTGATCAGCCTCTTCAGGACATCTTCCAGAATTGTCTCATGCTTCTTTAACATTCGGTACATATCTGAGTTCTCCGAAATGATCTCAGTTGCTGTCTTCGCTCCTGCTCCGTCAAACCGGTATCTTTCCGTACCGAATCCGCATTTCAGAGACAGATAATTCAGATCATCATTGATTGCCTTGCTGTGCTGTTCTACTCGGAGGCTCATGTCCACTTCCTTGATCAGACCGGTCTGGCTCTTATCGTAATCTTCCGGAAGTGAATAGAACACACTGTCATCCGGATCAAAGGTTGGAGATCCGTCTTCGTTCGTCAGCATTTCCGGAGCGACAAAGATTCTTTTTCTTCCAAGATCAAACTCATTGCAGTAAGAATCAAACTCCATGTCCAGCTTTTTAAGCGTATCGATGGCATTTGCAAAAATCGCAATTCCCATTGGATTGCATTCATCCGCATTGTTCGTGATATTCAGCCTGTCAATGACAAACTGTGGTTCTGTAGATCCTGTCTCTGTTCTGGCTGCCAGATTTGCAAATGGCTTAAGCTGTTTCCATTCCTGTTCTGTCAGCTCACGTCCTTCCGCACTTCCTTTCGTGCATTCCAGGACATTATTTTCGATCACATACACCCCATCTGGCTCAATCCGATGGAACTGAATCTGCACGTATTTCTTCTGGCGAACAGTATGGACAAACGTAAAAACGCATTCTGTGACGTTCCCGTTATTCCAACTGACCGGATAGATGTTCTTGGCATCCACATAGTTGATTCCAATCTCACCTGCAGATATCGTTCCATCTTCCTGTACAACCGCATTGTACAGATAAGGGATATATGCCACGGTCCCGGAATACGCTTTCCGTTCCTGGTAATCATTTCCCATAACCAGAAAATGATTGTTATCCAGAACCTTCCGCACAAATTCCTGTGTCGTTTCGTCTTCCAGTGTGATCATAACTCTCTCATTCAGCAGCAGATCAGCAATGTCTTCCGACAGCTTCTTTGCCATTCCCATGCTTTTCCTGCGACATCGTTTACTTGTCCCGCGTCCGGTATACACCTTGTAGAACGTAAACTGCCGGACATTGGAATTATACCAGCTGATCCACTCATCGATCTTCCGGTAGAACGAAGCATCCACCGTATCAATCCCCTTTTTCCTAAAATAATTAAAGATATTCATCCTCTTCTCTCACCTCCCTGCTGCTGATATCGCATATGTCTATTTCTTCTGGCGTTTCATCTTTAGGTAGCCAATGTTTGATCTTACTCCATGCGCCCATAACCACATAGCGTATGGCATCCATGCAGTGATCCGCTTCCTTTACCGGCACTTCCTTCCCCTTTTCGATGGATTTCTTATCATACTCGTAGGTTCCAAACTCCTGCACCGCATATTCCTGCTTCGGGGAAATTGACATAATATCGAATACTAGTGCTTTCTGTACCCGGCTGATGCCAAGAGCCACATCATTTTCCGCATCCCGGAGAAACACCTGATAATCCAGTCCGGTTCTGGTGGCTCTTCTGACCTCTTCTGCCAGACCTTTTGCAGATGGATCCAGAAAAATATAAAAGATCCGGTTCTCATACTGTTCATGCAGCTCATCCATGAACTCAACCAGATCTCTTGCATATTCGGATGGGCTCTTCTGCCTTCCGGATTCCCGTCCACTGTGATAATATTCTCCAAGTCCCGGAAATTTCTTCCGGTAGGTGTCTAGGCCAAACGCTTCAAAGGTTGTCGCATTCTGCTGACCGTAGTCACCACCGATGTAAATCCGGTCATATCTTCTGTCCGGATCCGGCTTTTGTCTGTGCCGATCTGAAAACATATAGTAAATCAGTTCATCCACGCCAATCGCTTCGCCGAGCCATACCCACCGGTACATCTTCGGATCCGCTTTTTTCATCATCTCCGCAGATGCAATCAAATCAGGTCCTAACCAGTCCACAGGTACGTCCCGGTAATCTGTGTGAATGTGAATGCAGTCCTCACGCTTCTCCATTTTCTTGCACCACAAATTGATCGGAGCATTTGGGTTCTTTGGCGGGTTGTACAGATAGATCATCTGGAATCCACCCTTATTTCCACGGACGAACGTTGCTTCAATGTTGGTCAGCTCATCTTCGCCTTCACCATCATCAAAGAACTCTGTCAGCTCATCCAGGACAACCAGCTTGATCGGTTTATCCTCGTCAATGATACCCTTTGTATCGTCAATACCGTCTGATCCGGCAAAGTACATTGTTGTCCCGTACTTCTTGTAAGTGATTTCCATCGGGGATTTCGTAATTCGGAACTTGTTTTTCGGTATTTGCAAACGGCTGATCCCCCGCAGCATTTCCTTGTATCACGTTCACTTTGTTTGTTGATTTCATCAACCATCATTTGTGTGTGCCAGTTGGAATTCATGTGTAATATCTCCTTATATAAATATTTGGCATGGCGGTGCCTGTATTTAAAAAAGTATAAATGAGATTCAGGAAAGATTCAACAGAAGAACGGAGGAATGGATAAATGAGGTTTTACGATTCTCCAAGTATAGAGAGAATAGGGTTTGATTTTTACTGCGACATTGCAAATAACATTGTCAAATTAAGAGAAGAGAATGGCTTTACGCAGAAAGATCTTGCGAAGAAAACAGGAATTAAAGAATACCGTATATCAAATATGGAAAATGTGAAAATCAGAATTGATTTGGATGCTGTAGAAGAATTGGCAAAAGCATTGAATGTATCAGCTGACTATTTGACTGACGCGGAACTTGATTATGGCGGAGAGGAATGCTTGTATCAAGTTTGGTTAGAGTCTGATGATTGGTTTAACTGATTTAAAGCACTGTTCATCTTTCTTTGTCCCACTTTCTCATCAAAATCTCCGAAGGAAACAGCACAATCTTTTATACTAACCTCCTTCGTTTGTGGTGTAGCACCTGTGTATTGAATTGTATATTCTTCGACTTCCCTCATACACTTTCCGCATGTCGAACAGTAATTAGCTTCTTCTGGAAGTTCTGTGAAACATGTTGGACAAATTCTTTTCATCTCATATCACCTCTCTCCCTCTTCATCTGTTGCAAATATTGAACTTTATTTCCCGATATGATAAAATTCTTTCATAAATTACGAAAGAAGGTTTTATCATGAACAATACTTCTCTAGCCGATTCTTACCTGAAGTTATCTGGTTTAGATTCTGCATTATCCAAATTAGTATCCGAATTTGCCGCTGCCCAATTGCAAAGCCTCGGCGCAAATTCCCTGAAAAATTCATTGGATATTTTTCAGTCCTCTTTATCTGCTATATCACAGTTGGCTTCTGACATTACAATCACCCCTGAACTTCAAAAAGCATTAGACTCACTGATTTCATCCATTGGTTCATCAGTCTCTTCCACTACAATTTCTGCTGGGAAGAATGCTGTCAAAGAAATACTGGCTATCAGAACTGAAGTTCAACCAGAATCTACTTCTGATGCTGAATATGTAATAATTGATAACTCCATCATTTCTGACTTCGATAATGCAACTGATACTTTTCCTGTTGACTCTAAGCATTCAAAAATAACTTTTGATAGATTTTTAAGTCTGCTTAACACAGTCCTTACCGTCATTGCTCTGGTTATCTCTCTACGACCTTCGACAACAGAACAGGAACAGCTTGCTTTACAACGCACCGAAATTAAAATACTTTCAGAAATTTTAGAAAACACGGAAGCACCTGACGCTACAACTGTCGAGAAACTCGATAAATTGCAAGAATCAGTCGATGAAATAAATTCACATCTTTCAAACATTGAACAATATCAGAAAGAGATTGCTGAACCTGAAAATAACGAATCCACCAGCAAATAGACACAACCAAAAATGTAATGCTTAAGATCAGTAAAGATGTTTTTAACGTCTTTATTTGATCTTTCATTTTTTCTATTTCTTTTTTCATCTGTTCCATCTAATCACCTCTTTCCGTATCAGTTGGACAAAATATAATTGGATCCAGCTCTAAGTGCTTACATAGCGCTAAGAACTCATCTACACGCAAATCTCGATCTCTTTTTTCGTTTGCAACACTGTCATATAACGCCATGTAAGGTACTCCTGTCTTCCTTGAAATTTCCGAGAGATTAAATCCTTTTTTTCTGATATACTCAGAAATTTGTTTTGTTGCTCCGTCCATTTTTTCACCTCTTTCTAAGTTTCTTAGAACTTGATTGTATGATATTCTTAATTTCTCAGAATGTCAATACCTTTTTCTGATTTTCTTAGAAATTTTATTGACACGTTAAATTCTCAGTGTTATATTCAAGATACAGAAATAAATAAGAAGCAAATCGGAGGGAAAAATATGAAAAGTTCCATTGGTGAAATATTAAAAAAATGTAGACTTGAATCCGGGAAATCAGTAAAGGATATTTCTGATTTGTTAATTTCTAAAGGTTTTAAAGCATCCGAAAAAACTATTTATAGTTGGGAAAGTGGAAATAGTCAACCAACGCCAGATGCTTTACTTATAATGTGCAAAGCTTATGGTATATCTGACGTTTTAAGCACTTTCGGATATGCAGAGCCTTCTGAGCCAACCACCCTCGCCGCCCACTTTGACGGTAAAGAATACACAGAATCCGAAATGGAAGAAATCAAAAATTTTGCTGATTTTGTGAGAAATAGAAGAAAATAATAATGGCATTGGAAACATTGAGGTGCTAACGTGAATAAATTTGAAAAATTAGAAGATGTAGCTTATCAAGATGATGTCGATGTTTTAAATTACCGTTTTGAAAGCAATAACATAAAAGGACTGTATTGTGATGGTGTTATTGCCATCCGAGAAGACATGACCATTCCGGAAAAGACCTGTGCTTTAGCTGAAGAACTCGGACACCACGAAACATCTGTCGGAAATATCCTCGATATGACATCTGCTGTCAACCGGAAACAGGAACGTCAAGCTCGACTGCATGGGTATAACCGCCTGATCGGGCTGATCGGACTGGTACGTGCCTTTGAGCATGGCTGTCAGAACCGGTTTGAGATTGCAGAATACCTGGAAGTGACAGAAGAATTTCTGGAAGAATGTATTGAATGTTACCGGAATAAGTACGGGATTTGTAAACGGGTAGATAATTATGTGGTGTATTTTATACCACAGTTATCGGTGATGAAATTGGTATAACCGCATATGCGATTATATAGAAACACTTTTTATGAGGAGGTTCAACTTGAATATTGATGAATACATAGATCAACGACTGGATGCACAGATAAAATGGTATAGTGAAAAATCCTCTCACGCTCAAAAAATGTACAAACGTTCTCAAATTATAGAAATAGTCCTTGCTTCTAGTATTCCTCTTCTTTCAGGATATACATCAAATCGGATTTATATTTCTATAATAATTGGTGTGTTTGGAGCTATAATAGCCATTATCGAGTCATTATCCAAACTATACAAATGGCATGAAAATTGGATTCAATATCGCACAACTAGCGAATTATTGAAATACCATAAACATCTATACTTAACCCAGTCGCCACCTTACACCACTGGCGATGCTACTATAGAGAATATTTTTATAAAAAACATCGAAGATATTATTTCTTCCGAGAATAATCAATGGAAAGCGAATGCTGCATCTGATTCTTCAAAGAAATCTTCTAATTAACTGGCTCATATGTTTTTTCAAAAACATCTGGCTTACAAGGATACTGTTCTCCTCTAATGCCAGTGATAATCCAATCGCCTGGAGCGGCTCTCAAAGGGCCTTCAAGTGTTTGAATGATCATCTCTTCGTCAGTTTGATATGCTTCAATTACTATTGGTTTTTTTCTAAATTTCAAACTATTCACCTCGTTTCAGAAAGGAGTTAATTATGCCAAACTTATATAACTATCGTTTATTTATTAGCCACGCATGGAAATATGGACCAGACTACATTCGTTTAGTAAATCTTCTCGATAATGCATCATATTTTTCATACCATAATTATTCTGCACCTAGAGAAAAACCTCTTTTTCCTTCTGGTACACCTTACACATCTACAGATATTGCAAATAAAATAACCGATAAGATTCGTCCAGCCCAAATTACTTTAGTTATATCTGGAATGTATGCTGCTTATAGTGATTGGATGAAATATGAAATAGACGAATCCAAAAGAATGGGAATGCCTATTTTAGGAATTGTTCCTTACGGTCAAGAACGGATTCCTCTCTATGTTCAGCAGAACGCAACTGAAATTTTGCGTTGGAACACTGCCTCCATCGTATCGGCTATAAGACGTTATGTTTAAGCCATTTTCATTATACCAATATTTTTTTGCTGTTTCAATGCATGCGCAATTTACTTTGTATAGCAAAAAACATCCTTGTTTCAATAGGCAATAATATTTTTATATTTCTTTTTTCAGAAAGGACGTGATCACATGCCATTACCAAAACCAAACACCTACACAGTTGAAGATATCTATCTTCTCCCAGATGGACAACGCGCCGAGCTGATTGATGGTCAGATCTACAATATGGCTCCACCAAGTCCATTGCATCAGAAACTTGTAATGGAATTATCTGCAACCATCAGAAACTACATTAAATCAAATAGTGGTTCCTGTGAGGTTTATCCTGCTCCATTTGCTGTTTTTCTTAATCAGGATAATTATAATTATGTTGAGCCGGATATCTCCATAATATGTGATCCAAACAAAATGAACGACAGAGGATGCAACGGCGCTCCTGATTTCATCATTGAAATTGTATCGCCAAGCAGCCAGCGCATGGATTACCTTACAAAATTATTTAAGTACCGTACAGCCGGTGTCCGCGAATACTGGATTGTCAATCCAATGACACGGATCGTCCAAGTCTACTGTTTTGGTGAGCCAGAAGATTCTACGCAATATTCTTTTGATGAAGAAATCAGCGTGGGAATCTACAATGATTTAAAGATCCGTATTGCCGATCTGCTGAAATAAATAAAAAACCGCTCCTGCGCCAACAGGAACGGCTCAAGACTAATGACCCGAAGGATACACCAGTACGTTCAAAATATAGTGTATCATCTTCGGGCAGCCACCGCAAGCAGAACTCATGTTCTTCTGCTGGCTGTTATTTTTGTACCCTTTTTTACATAAAATACAAAGGAGCTGATACAATGAGCCTAAAATATGCATACGGATATATCCGTGTATCCACCCACGATCAGGAAGAAATTTCTCCAGATTCTCAGGAGCACCTCCTCCGGGATTATGCAGCCAAGAATAATATTGTAATCCTGAAGATTTTCACGGATCTCGGTATTTCCGGAAGAAAAGCAGATAAACGTCCAGGATTCCAAGAAATGATCAGTCTCGCCAAAGGTCCCGATCATCCTGTTGACTGCATCCTGGTATGGAAGTTCAGCCGGTTTGCCCGGAATCAGGAAGAATCCATTGTGTATAAATCTCTTTTAAAGAAGCAACATAATGTAGATGTGATCAGTATCTCTGAACCACTGGCAGACGGTCCGTTCGGCTCTCTGATCGAGCGTATCATCGAATGGATGGACGAATACTATTCGATTCGCTTATCCGGTGAAGTATTCCGTGGCATGAAAGAAAATGCTACCCGCGGAGCGTACCAGGCAAGACCACCACTGGGTTATAAAGTTATAGAACGTGGCAAGCCTCCGGTTATCGTTCCGGAAGAAGCTGCGATTGTCCGTATGATCTTTGATAAATATGTAAATGGAAAAATGAATTTTTTTGATATTGCCCGGTATCTGAACTCTCTCGGACTGAAAACGTCCCATGGGAAAGCTTTTGAACGGCGCAGTATCGAATATATTATTCAAAATCCATCCTACTGCGGTATGATCCGATGGAACCGGATGGAAAACGCCACCAACCGGATCAAAGACCAGGACGAGTGGATCATTGCTGACGGAATGCAGGAGGCGATTATAAGCAAAGAACTCTTCGATGCCGCCCAGGAACGCCTGAAAAAGATCTATAAACCGATTGGAAAGCGCCCCTCTTCTACATATAAGCACTGGTTGTCCGGACTTCTGAAATGCCCGGTATGCGGGCGCACACTGACCGCTACGACCATGGAGCGAGCCAACGGGGAAAAATATGCGTACTTCTCCTGCTACGGATACAGCAAAGGAAAATGTGATAAACCACACGGTATAAGCTCTCTGGTGATCGAAAAGGAAGTCCTGAAAGCATTAGAAGAAGCTCTTGGTTCAATTCGATTGTTTATGAAATGCGCGAAATTCGCCCACAGGAGCTTTCTAATGAGCGTACCCTTATAAGTGAACGCCTTGCCAGTTTGAAAGGCAAAGAGGACAGGATACGTGCATCATACAGAGAGGGCATTGATACACTGGAAGAATATAAAGAAAATAAAGCTCTGATTGCCAAAGAAAGAGACTCTCTGGAACAGCAGATTGCAGAGCTGGAAGAAAATACGCCGGATAAGATTCCGGATGATCCTACTCCTAAAATGCTGGATCGGGTAAGCTCCGTCCACGATATTCTGGTTTCTGATTCTTACTCTCTTGTCCAGAAAAATGAAGCTTTAAAGCAGATTATAGATAAGATTGTTTACGATCGGGAATCCGATACTCTGAAAATTCATTTCTTTTTATATCACTCATAATGCCGGAAAACCCTCGTATTTACGGGCTTTCCGGCTACTTTATAGGTTGTGACAATTTGGTCATCCAGTTCGGACACTGAACCTGTCTTCCGTCACAGTATTGTGTCAGAATCGGCTGCCTTACATTCGGTCTGGAAAGATAATCTGCAAACAGTTCGTCCACCACTGTAGAAATGGAGTCAAAAACATTTCGTTCCGGAATCCATTTGTGATCAAAAGCCGTAGAAGATGTAATTGTGAAATCATAGCCCTGATTGCGATACCATTCGGTGTAAACCCGGTTCAGCGTAAAAGACATGATTGCCAGTACATTTGCCCGGATCGTATTTTCCGGCCATGTTGCATAGATTTCACTGGAAGCAACATTTTTGATATAATCTTTATATTTTACATAATAATTCTGTGCGGTAGAATCGCGTGGTGAGCCATTATGAACAACAATGTATTCCGGCACGACAACTCTGCTTAGCACAATCTCACCAGTTTCATTTACCGGCTTGATCTCGTTTTCCGGGATTTTCGGCGGATACACACCGTACAGAGTATGTGCAGGAATCACAAAGATATCCGGAGTCTGGTCTTCCGTGACAAGTGGACGCAGACGAATCTTTTGAATTGCCGTCACACCGGCCAGTATTTCCGTTCCTGCGATGTTGACCGGCTCGAATCCCGGAGCGTTTACTTCCAGGGTATATTCCGCATATGGCTGTTCTTCATTTGTTACATCCAGGCTATACTCCACAGGCGGTGCGTCAAGCTCAATGGTTTCACTTTGTCCGGAGCTATCGGTTGTCAGTTCTTCCAGTGTGTTTTCAGGAATACCTGTATAGGAAATACGGATTGACGCATCTGGAACAGGAAAAGAATCAATAGACGAAGTAATCTGTATCTGCAAATTCCCCCGATCAGAAGTCTGCATGGCTTTCAAAAATCTCAT